GATGGATATATAACAGATGATTTAGGATTTAATTACGAAGATTGCTATGGAAATAAAGTAGCAAATACTACAGGTAGGGAAATTAATAACCCAATATGTTTTAATATTAAAAAACCGTATTCAAGTAACATACAAGCAACACAGTTATCAGAGAATTGCTCTTGTGGTGGGTTATTTAATCCAACGATACCTACAACTCCCGAAGTACCATCAATAGGCACGGGTACTACATCGGGTGAGAACGGTAATACGTCAGATGTATTACCACCAAATGAATTAAGAATTGATAATTTTAGATAATATACGATGTCATTAGAAAGATATACTAACAGTACTGAAATTATAAATGCTAAAAATAAAGTAGAAGCATTTGTAATATCTAAAAATGATATAAACACAATAAGTCAAGATATTGCTGTACTATCTGAAATATCTACAGATTCTAGCTCGAAATATAAATTAAGTGTAGAATCTCATGTGTATAATTTTAAAGGTGATTATATATTATCAGAGTATAATACACCTTATAAACATTCAAATAAATATTCAGATTTTACTTTTGACATTGCTAGTATATATGATAGTAATAATTTACTATACGGCAATTTTAAAATAGTTATGTCATTTCTTGTAAATTTAATAGGAGACTATGATAATAATCCATTTTCATTACAAGAAATTAGTCCTGATAGAACCGAACTAAAATTAATTGTCAAAGAATCTTATATACTAAACAATCCAAGTATATTATCTGAAGTTGAATTATTTAAAAATTTTGCGGGAAGTCTTAAAGTAAAAAACTTATTAAATAATTTAGTTTTAAACTTCAATCAAAATAGAGTAAATCAAGTAGTAAATGTAAAAGTTGATTGTAGAGAAAGAATAGTATTATATATTAAACTATACTCACCTCTGCCAAGTGATACATTAAACAATGATAATTGCCATATAGCATATAAAGTACTAGAGGATTACATTGATGTATTTAATGTAAGGTCTACTAATAATTCGATAAATGATTTATCTAAATATCCAAATTCTGTAAAAATATTAAGCAATTCTAATTTTATACTATGTTCAGATAATGAAGTTAGTAATGAGACGGACGTAAAAAATTGGAATTCGTTATTAGATAGTGATTCAGATACTACTAATAGTATACTAAATAAAATATTTTCAGGTTCAGCAGATATAGACTTAAACATAGATTTTACAGATTACAAAAATTTTGTCTACTACGGCTCTGCTTTAGAAAGAATAAAAAATTATGATTATAAATTAAAATTAATAGAGTATTATAAAATTCAATATGCACAAGCAAATACTTCTGTTTCAGGCTCAACGTATGCTGTAAAATCAGCAGATAATTATAATAGCAAAATTAATAAAATTAAAAATAGTTTTGATAGATTTGAAGTTTTTTTGTATGAAAAAACAGGAAGTTTATTTAGTCATGATATTTCAGGTAGTATAGAACCTAATCCAAAATATATACAAAACGGAAAATATATAAATTTACATACAACAAGTTCACAATATATATCTTGGTATCAAAAAAATGTAAATGTAGCTACTGAATTTGATAGAACTAATTATACAAGTTTTTACTATAATACTCCTGACCATATATTAAGAGATGATAGGAATAGTCAATATGTAATGTTCTTACATATGATTGGGCAGCATTTTGACAATACTCACAATTTTATACGGAAGTTAACAAGTATACATGAACGAGATGAACATCCTGAGAGAGGCATACCAAATAATTTATTACCATATTATGTAAAATCTTTAGGGTGGAAAATTCAAAATACACGTAATTTAAGTGATTTATGGTTATACAAGTTAGGAACTAATTCAACAGGAAGTTATGAAGAACCTTCGGGAGACTTAGTAAGTAAATCTTATGAAAACTTAACACATCAAATTTGGAGAAGAATTGTTAATAATTTACCTTATTTACTAAAAACAAAAGGTTCTATAAGGTCGGTAAGAGCACTTTTTTCAATATATGGAATTCCGTTTACATTGATAGGAGTGAAAGAATATGGAGGCCCTCAAATAGATGAAGATAATCCACCTTTACTAGCAGAAGATAAGTTTCAATATTTATTAAATTTTAAACAAAATCAGTATATACACATACCAAGAAGGTTATATACATCATCTATAGATAATATAAGTAAAGTACCACAAACTACCGAGTTTAGATTTAGAACTCAGTATACAGGAAGTGTCAGCATGAGTTTGTGGGCTGTTGAGGATTATGCTGATAAGAATAATATACTTCAGAATTTACAAATAGTACGATATCCATATTCATTATATGGTAAAAATACGTATGGTTATTTAAAATATACTTTAAAGACAGGTTCTTTAGGAAATTTTAAAACAATACAATCTACAAGTAGTCTTATGCCATTATATGATAATGATATATGGACTATTAGAATACACAGCAATCAACCTATATACAGTGGTTCTTCATTTAATGGATTAATTAATATAGATTGTGCTAAGGCAAGTGATTTTGTTGATAATAGAATATCAATTTCATCAAGTTTTAGCATATCTGCAAGTCCAAGTAGCTTATTATATTCATTAGGAGCAACAAAAACTATATTGCCTACAGGGCATAAAGTTATTTTTGGAGGAACTACAGGAAGTAATTCGGTTAGATTTAGCGGTTCACTGCAATCATATAAAGAATATTTTGGTAAATACAGCAAAAATGTATTTGATGCACACGTATTAAATCCTTCGAGTTATAATGCTAATTCGTATACATCATCATATGATGAATTATTTAGATATTATCCTTTAGGAATTGATAATATTAGAGATGACCATTCTACATACTCAAATGTTAGCTCAAGCCATCCAAATCAAAATTTTTATGGAACTAATCCTGCTAAATTTAGAAATTTTAGTGGAACTCAAGCATCTCAGTATACATCAAAAACAGAAACTCACTATAGGCAGTATCCATCATTAGGAGCAAATAATCCAAAGTCAAATAAAATTAGGTTTGAATCTACTGAATTATTGACTGATTTAGCACCTGATAGGAAGACTACAGTTAGTAGATACGATAAAGAGCAGAAAGATAGTAATAGATTAGCTATAGTATTCTCGCCAACAGACCAACTTAATAAAGATATATCAAATCAATTCGGTGCTTATAATTTTGAGAATTTTGTAGGAGACCCTAAAGATGGAACATCAAATAGTTATAAGTCATTAGATTCTGCTAGAAATGATTATTTCAAAAAGTTTGCGAGAGCGAATGACATTGGAAAATACATAGAAGTATTCAGTTTATATGATTATTCAGTATTTGAACAAGTAAAACAACTAGTTCCTGCACGTTCTAATTTGATTGCAGGTGTATTAATAGAGCCATCAATATTAGAAAGGTCTAAGATAGGCAGAAAATTTCCAATAGTAAGTTTTCCAAAACAAGATACGATATTGGAGGGTGCTGTAATGGATATAAACTCTAATTTAGTACCCAATAACATTGGTAATTTAAAATATCCATTAGAAGTAGAAATAGAAAGGTCTAAAAATAAAACATCTTTAAAATATTCTCCACAATTAGAACTTGAAAGAAATAAAATAAAATCAAAATATAAAGTTAAGTTAGACATTGAAGTAGAAAGGAGTAAACATAAAGCATCTAAAAATATCAATGTATACAGCATAGATAATACAGTAGCAAATAGTAATTTAAGAATAGATTCAATAGGTAGAGTATCTTTATTAGATGCTAAATTAGATTTAAAAAATTATTATAATAATGTATTAAATTCTAATGATATATTAAATTTAGTATTAGATAGTAATAACAATGCTGTTACAATAAATGCAAATTTAAAATTAAATGATACATATTTTAGAAAAGTACAACCTTTACAGAATGCTGATGTTATATTAGATACTATAAGTTATACATATAAAGATATAAATGGAGTAGTAAGGCAAAAAACAGTATCAGATTATGTATATAAGCCTTATAGAATAAATACTAATGTAACTAAAAGAAATTTAAATAAAAATAATTTATTAAATATAAATGAAAATGCCATTGGTTCATTCTATGTTAGAAACATATCATCAACTATAGTTGAATTCAATGAAATTCAATTAAATAGTATGGATTATACATTTTATTTCAAGACTTTCCAACCTAACATATCAGTTGAGAAAAGTTTAAAAGGTATTTTATTTAAGGAATTTTTAGATAAGTATAATTATACAGTATTTAATAAAAATAATACAATATTTAGAAAACAAAATGGGGGAGGTAT